ACGCTTTCGGTTTTTCCAAGGGCATCCACGCAATCGGTCTAACCATCATCGGATAGCCGTCCACGCCGTACCACCCATCACTGCCAAAAAAACCCTGTGTGACCCATCGTGTTTTAGATATGCGGTCAATGGCCTGCTCCAATGTTTCCCCGTCCATGCGAGTAATAACATCATGCCCCGCGATTGTTACCCATACCATTTCATTCTCCGGGGGCATCATTTCCGAGCACTTAATCCATTCAACGGCAGCGCTCCCATTATCCGGGAGCGGTATTATTGCCTGCTTAATTGCTGTTCGGATATATGACCCGCCAATCGTTGTCATACTATCTGCAAATTCTTCAAGTGCCTTTATAGCGTCATGTTTGTAAATCATTTATTCCTCCCCGAAGTAATGACCCCCGATTTTGATTATATTCCTACCATTTACCCCGCCTTTACTATCAAAATACACATAACTCATTCGCGGCAGTATTACGCAACCATTCCGCAGGGTTTCGCTGATTGCTTCGTCTTCCATTTTGCCCGGCACCGCCCACGCTGATTTCTTTCCAATGTGTTTATATGTACTAAACTGTCCGCGCATAATTAAAACCCCGTGAATGCCTTTTGCCTGCCCCCAATTATTTTTCTGTGAAAGATACCGGTTAAAAATAACTTCGCAGCAGGCTTCTTCGCCTTTAATGCCCTGCGTCTGCGCTTCTAATGCAAGCACCCACCGCAGTTCGTTGTATTCTTCCGCGCTGATCTGTATTGTCTGATATGGGTTTTCAACTATATCCAACGCGTTCAACGCGTTGAAAGCGTTAGGTTGTGTATTGGATTCGGGCGGGGCAATGCCAACCTCAACGCGTTCTTCCGCGCGTGGGGCCATAGCAAGCACGACAACCGCCGCCGCCGTGATAATGCAAACAATTATAGCCTTAATTATTTCCCTGCGGTTTCTCTGCGTTCTCGTGCGCCAAATCAGTTCCGGTCTTTCGATGTTCATCTATATATCTCCTCTCAATTCATCAATTCTTTGATCTTCTGCAGATTTTTCAGCAGTCTGAAATCTGTATCTGTTATTTCATACGTTGTTATTACAACCCCGCAGGCCGTACAGCGCCGCCGCCGTGCTATTGCCGCATGGTTAAACGTGGGGCGGGTATTTGATACCCGCGTGTCAAGGCACCCGCATGAGGGGCACTTGATTTTGTTATTATTGCCTTTACCCCTCATACTTTGCTCCTTACCTGCTCCATTAACCACGCGTCGAGATCATTGTTCCGCGTTATGCCCTCTTTGGGTTTGTCCTGCGGTTTTAATCTTTGTTCCCGCTGATCCAATTCCTTTTTCTTGATCTCGTTTTCCCGCAGCGCATCAAATACCCATCTTTTAATAGCCAAATAATGAGATTTCGCTGTGTACCCTTTGCGCTCTATATACTCGTCCAAATAATCAACCGCAGCGAGGGCATTGTCTGCCCCGTAATCATTTATAAGCTGCTGCAGTTCATCGTCCGTTAATAGCACGCGGGCAAACTTGCCGTGTTTGTGTTTGGGGGCAGGTTTCTTTTTTGTATCTGCGTTAGCAGATATTTTTTTATTATCATTATCATTATCATTATCATTATCATTATCACTCTCGATTTGCCCGCTTTTGATTGCGTCTGTATGCTTTTGGGTGCTTTTGGTAGCATTTGCCCGCATTTGCTTGCATTTGCTTTCGTACTTTTCTGTTTCTATGTCCATAAAATGCTTCAATACACGAAATATGCCCTTTACTTCCGGGTCGTCGATTGATGGATCAGCACCGTTCGCATACTGTAATTGAGCGAGATATAATTGCCCCATCTGCTCAAATGTAAGCCCCTCCGTGTAATTGATTGCGTCCGTGTACATTATGAATGTGTTTCTTTCTTTCATCGCTTTTCCCTGTGAATATCTATGTGACACTTTTTGCAGAGCGTAATTCCGTTGTTTACATCAATGCGGTATTCGGGATATTCGGCAAATGGCTTTATATGATGAACATCAAGCCTTCCGCCAACCTGCCCGCATACCGCACAGGTAAAGTGATCCCTTTTTAATACTTCCGCCCTCCACTTTTTATATTCTGCGTATGTTCTTAACTTTTCTTTTTCTTCTGTATCAACAGCGGATTTCATCCATTTTTTTAAAAACGGATTTTCTGTTCCGTCAAATGCGTACTCAATCAGCGCAACCATTAACACCTTGTATTTTCGTGGGTCGTTTTGGCTCTCTGCTTCTATCCGGTGTACCCAATCAGCCAAAATGCGCGTATGATCTTTATTATTCATCGCGCTTCCCCTTTAAATAATATGTGTCATAGCCATACAAAAAGTTTCCGTGTCCATCTTCGACCCTGCGGTAAACGCTGCCGATTGTGTGCCCCATCTTCCGCAGGTCATAGATACGAGCCGAAAGCCGTGTTATTCTTAACTTATTAAATGCGTCCATTGATGTAATAGAACCGTTAATCTTTAAATACTGCAGCACCTTTTCATTCTGTGTCATTATTCCAACTCCCGTATAGATCAACCCAATCTTCAAGGCGCATGGTTACAAGCCATTCCGTGCGGTTCCTGCGGTGAAATACCGCAGGGATTCCGTCACATCTTTTTGCCGCTTCCTGCTGCGCCTGCTTCATTGCTTCGTGAATGTTTAAACGCTCTACCCGCTTGCATTCGATATGTACACCCGGCAGCCCCACAACATCAGAGGTTCCTTGAAACACCGAACCGCGCTTCGTTTCATATCCGTACATATCCCGCAGGATTTGCGCCAACTCTCTTTCGCCCTTTGCGCCCTTGCGCTGCTGCGCCGCTCCCATTAGTTAAACGGCAGCCCTTCGCTGTCTACGTTGTCCGGGATAGCCATAAAGCCCTCGGCAATGTTAGAGGGTGTATCTGTATGCTCTGCACCGTTTGCGCGGTTGTCGGTGCCTTTTTGTGCGTTTGTCGCGGTGCTTTTGCTTTCTGCAAATTCCTGTTCATCAATCACAACGTCGGTCGTATATACTTTCTGTCCCTCCCTGTTTGTGTATGATCCTGTTTGCAGCCTTCCGCAGATCACAATTTTTGTTCCCTGCTTTAAATACTTGTCTGCAAACTCTGCATTCTTGCCAAATGCAACGCAGCTAATAAAATCTGTTTCCTTTTCCTTTGTTCTGCGGTCTACCGCTAACGTGTACCGGGCGACCGCCATACTGTTTTCGCCCTGCGTGTATCTAATGTCCGGGTCGCGGGTTAATCTGCCCATTAAAACAACTCTGTTCATAAATAATTCCTTCCAATCAATTTCATAAATTTTTCATGCCCGTAACGTTTTTCAAATTCCCGTTGGGCCATCTGCCGCACCTGCAGGTCTAATTCTTTGTCAAAATGTATGCCGTTATTTGACATATTATGATGGTATGCACACAACTTTATAGTCATGTTCCATTCGTCGCTCACTTTGCGATTTCTGCCGGGGAATATATGATGTGTATGCAGGTTAAATTTTGTTCCGCATACATAGCAGCAGTCTGTTTGATAATCCCAAATTATTTTTTCCATGCTGCTTTTATCCTTTCGATTTCGTCCGGTGTGTCCGTTTGTATTCCCAACTTTTGCGCTTCGTAAATGATCCCATCAATAAACCGGCTCATTTCCTTTGTGTCAAACATCGAAGAACCTTTATACATTTGTAATTGATGACAGAACACTTTTTTTCCGCTCGGGGTGGTTAATTCAACCACCCCACGGTCACGCACTACCCGAAACACTTTTTGCATTTGCGGTATATCCTTTTCAAAACAGGGTGCGTATACAAATGTTCCATAGTCCTCAATCATTTGCAGATAGATCTCCCACTTCGTTGAGCGCATTTTTTGGGCTATCTTGTCCAATAAGGCCCACGCATAATTGTTCGCGTCCAATGATCTTTTTTCGCCCTGCAGATTGATTTCCCATTCTAAAATGTCGCCGGGTTCGCATTTATAAAAAAGAACCGCCTGCATTAACCTGTTTTTGTCTCCGCTGCCCTTCACTTTAATTTCCCCATAATGTTTATATATGCCTCGGGGGTCAAATCCTGCAGCCGCTTCACTCTGTACTGCTTGCACAGGGCTTCAATATTTACATCTGCGTCAGCGAGTTTGTCATAAAGATAATCAGCCTCCTCACTTGTTATGGTTTTGGGCTTTACAGTTTCAGCTTCGGGCAAATCCTCCCCCGCATAGATGTACAAACCGAGGCCAAACATAGCGAGGTTCTTCACCAAACAGCGCATGATTGTCTTGTTAATATCAAACATTGTCGCCGCTTCGCAGGTTTTTTCGATGTATTCTGTATGTTCGTTTCCGTATTTATCCCGATACTTCCCGTCGGTGTCTTTTTTGCACCATTTAAACGCGCTATCTTTTACAAGATACTTATACGGTTCGGCTTTCATTGCCTTATTTGCCCCGTCCATAACCGGCAGCCACATTTCGTGAGAGATCCCGTTAATAGTAACAATGGTATAAACCATGTAACCGGTTTTCGGGTCGTACACATACGGCAGGCCGTCAAACTTAACAATTTCATACACCGCAGCCGGGTACCGCTTTTTTACTTCGGCCCATGCGAAAGGCCATGAAAGATATGTCGATTCCGTGCTGCCGGTGGATTTTTTTTCTGTCCTGTCGTTCACATTGATAGAGTTAAGCGTTTCAAATACTTCTCCCATATTTGCCCCCTTTATCTAATGCGCAGGCTTTCCGTCTGCTCAATGTGTGCAACCCCGGTCAAATCCCGGCCCGCTCTAATATCAACAATCATTTGCTTTTTATTGACGGTCGGTTCTGCAGGGATCAGATACTCCTCGGGGATCGTGCCGCCATCTAACACAATAGAGGGCGGGTTTTTCTGAATACCGAAGCTATACCGCAGCGTCTTAAACTTGATTTTTCCCGTTGTGAACATCATGTTCTCAAGGTTTTTTTTCATACGCTCAATGTTGTTATCAATGGCTTTTCTGCGGCTATGTAATCTTTCTTCCTCCGCTTTAAGGGCTGCGCTGTCGGCCTTTAATGTGCTGATAATAACCGCGTAATTATCGGCCTTTTCTTCGATTTCGCCCTCAAGCCCCTCCAATGTGTCCGCAATCGCCTGCGGGTCGCAATCCGGGTCTTCCATCATTTCATATAAATCAATCCATTCACCGGTTAATTCGTGCAGCGTCATTTCTTGCCCTCCTTTATATCCTTTAATTCGTGCCATAAATCTATGGCGCATTCCTCGCATATATCCCCAATGGTTAAGTGATACAACGCGTCCGGGTGGTAATGTTCCCCGCAGATACTGCATTCCGCTGCTTCAATAATGTCGTCGCTTCCGCAATGCGGGCAGATCATTGTTTTAATGTATGCAGGTTGATACCCCCAATAATCGGCAACCCTTTCTTTTTGATATGCCGCAATGGATTCGTCAAACACTTCGCGGCAATCATTGCAAACATACTCACCCATTACCGCCCTCCTCTTTCAGCGCTTTGCGCAGGTTTTTTTTCATAATCTCGAGGGCTTCTAATTCCTTGCTGATCGTTTGCTCTTTACGGGCAATCTCCCGGCTCATTTCGTCGCTTTTCTTTTTGGGGCCAACCGCTTCTAATACTGCAGATTTAAACGCTTCCATTTTTTCCGCGCTGTTTACATTCGTATAAGAAAATTCCCATTCTTTGTCTTTCGGGCAACCTGCATACCACCCGTCAAGGTGCAAATTTACCGTCACGTCCCCGGTATGCCCCCATAATGTAAAAAACAAAGTCGGCAGGCTGCCGGTTAATTCGCGCTTTCTTGCCTCAAACCCGTTGCCATCTAATACAATGTCGAGTATTTCGTGCATTTGCTTTCTGATTGCTTCGTGCTTTTCGTTCATCTAATCACCCCCGGCAGCACCACCGCAGCCCCGTACCATGTGAGGGCAAAAAGCCAAAACACCAACACCGCAGTCATGCACTTGTCAATAACCCGCTGCGGGTTCACCTTTCTGCGCGGCTTGTGAAATGTTGCATAGTGCAACCCCGCAGCCGTTGTGTGCTGTACCATAATTCTTTTCATCTGATCTCCTTTCCGCGTTCAAATCTGTTAAACGCTTCGCCAATGTTTGCCCGGATAAAACCTTTCCGGTGTGTATTCGGATTGCATTTTTTTTGTGGTAGTAAATGCGCACAGTTTAACTCCTTTAAACTTTTAGGCAAAATAAAAAACACCATATTCGTCCCGGTTAATGCCTAATAGTTCAGACCATTTAGCAATGTCTTTCTGCGATAATCCTGTTTTGCAGGTTAATTTCCTTGACAATGCCTGCTTCGAAATATTCAGCGCTGCTGCGAATGCTACTTGTGATCCGTAAACCTCAACGATTCGCCCGCGCAGTTTTTTGTATTCGTATATAATCGCCACCCCCTTTCCTAAAAATATTTCAAAATCAGTTTAACATTGTTAAACACAGAAAGCAACCCTTTTGTTTTACTTTGTTAAACTTTTATTGTTTTGTCGGTCAATTTAATTTATGATAATAAAACAGAAAGGAGATTTGTTATGAAATACCCAATAACCGCAAAACGTTTGAAACAGGCAATGGACGAGAAAGGATTAAAGGCCGTTGATCTCATTGAAATAACCGGTTTAGGGAAAGGATCAATAAGTCAATATGTAAACGGAACCCACGCGCCCTCAAATAAAAGCGCGGGTTTGTTGGGAAAAGCCCTCGGGGTTTCCCCCGTTTGGTTAATGGGATTCGATGTCCCAATGTTAGACCCGGCCTGCAATGATGAAGAAAAACTTATAAAAGAATACCTGCAGGATAAAAAGATTCGCGCCCTCGTTTTGTTTGCGGGCGGTATCATGCCGAAAGAGGAAAGGGATAAATACATAGAAGCAATTCTGCAGGCTTTAACCGTTATGAAAAAATAATCCCCCGGCGCTACCACCCGCCGAGGGATTCTCAAGGAGATCATATATGAAGACAAGTAAATTGTACCTCATGTATTTGCGTAAATCAAGAGCGGACGCAGATTACAGCGACACGGAAACCCTCGCAAGGCACCGCCGCCGCCTTTTAGATTTATGTGAAACGTTGGGGATCAAATGCAGCGAAATAATCGAGGAAGTCGGTTCTGCTGATTCCATCGCGGCCCGCCCCGGTATGCTGCGGCTTTTATCGCTGATTGAATCGGGAAACTATGAGGCTGTCGTGTGCGTTGACATGGACAGACTTTCGCGGGGATCGGGCGCAGACCAAGCGCTTTTGATTAACACGCTAAAATATTCAGACACCAAAGTTATAACACCCTTTAAAACATACGATTTCGCAAACGACAGCGACGAAACATTCGCCGAGTTTAACCTTTTTTTCGCAAAAAATGAATATAGAGCAATTAAAAGGAGAATGCAGCAGGGCCGGGCCGACGCTGCGCGGGAGGGAAAATGGATTTCGGGAATCAATGCACCGTATGGGTATGAACCTTATAAACTAAAAGGTAAAAAGGGGTACAGCCTGCAGATTGTGCCAAACCGGGCGCAGGTTGTGCAAATGATCTTCGACCTATACACCGAGCAAAATATGGGAACGAAAGCTATTGCAGCACATTTGAATAAAAACGGTTTTCTAAATCAATTTGAAAAACCGTGGAGCGCTTGCCATATTTACAAGATATTGAAAGACCCCGTATATATAGGAAAGATCAGATTCCAAAAATATAAAAAAGTGACAAAAATCGTCAACGGGCTGCAGGTTGTTTCAAACGTGCGCAACCCGGCCCCTAATGTTTATGACGGATTGCATGAGCCGATTATATCAGAGGAACAGTTTAAAAAAGTGCAGCAGGTAAAAGAAACGCACCACATACCGCACACCACAGCGAAACGATTACACCAAAACCCTTTCGCGGGAATCATGCGCTGCGCAAACTGCGGGAAAATGTTAGCGCTGCGCTCCCCGGACAAAAAGGGAAAGAGATCCCTTTACTGTACGACACCCGGTTGCAATACCCGGCAGGCATATCTTGAGGATATAGAAGAAGCTGTGCTTTATGCGTTGGGCGAATGGTTAAATGATTATACTTTCGCCCCTGTCACGCACGACGCGGGCCGTGGGCGCGAAGAAACATTGCGGGCCATTACTTTATTGAATGAAGATTTAACCGCCGACAAAACGCGTTTAAAGCGTGTATATCAATTTTTTGAAGATGGGATATACACAGCGGAGGAATTTCGCAGCCGTGCAAATGATCTGAACCAAAAAATAGAAACCCTGCAGGAGCAAATTTTAAAAGCAGAGGAAGAAGTTAAACTGATTGACGCAATGGAAAAGGCCCGCGCTGAATGGCGACCGCAGGTGCAAACCATTATTGAAGTGTACAATAACCAACCCACAGCGGCAGACAAGAACCGCCTGCTGAAAATGGTTGTGGATCATATCACATACACAAAAACCGGCAGCGAATTTGAATTAGATGTGTTCCCCCTGCTGCCGCAATGATATACACCCCCTATTCATACCCGTCGCACATCATTGCGCATACAAAAAAGGGCGGCGCTGAAGCTGCCGTCCTTTCCGTGTATTAGGTGACCTTTTAGATTGTGCTGCAGGTTTAACCCGCAAATATTATTATATCATACCGGTTCGAGCCACACAGTAACAATGTCACAACCGCCTGCGGGTTTTATATCATAACTGCTATATTTATAAGATACCCCGCGAAAATTCAGTATTTTTGTTCCGTACCTGTCAACCACCTGCAGGCCGTGAAGCTGCGCATATCTGTATATAATACCCGCCGGGGTAAAATTGCTCCCGGCGGGTAATGTTGCCTCACATTTCAATAAACTCCGTTCCATAATCCCCCTCCTGCTCTTCCATATAACGCGGGTATGTAATGCTCCCGTATGTGCACCCGTTGTCGTGGGATAATATAAACAACGTGTCGTCGTCGTATTCCTGCAGCATTTCCCGCAGTTCCCCGACCGTCATTGGGTTGTTTATCTGATCTATTGCGTAACCTGTTCTCATTGCTTCAAAAACTAATGCTGTTCTCATTTTGATACCCCCTTATTTTGTATACTGTATAATGCAGGTAATAACCGCGCCGCCATCAACTAAAGATTCGATTCGGTTTATAATGTTCTGCTCATACTGCTGCTCCCACCCCTTGCGCGGGATAACTGTCGCTTCGTGCTTTTCGCCCTTTACTGTATACTTGATAATGCAGCTTTTCATTTCGTGCCTCCTAATAAAAAATCAATCGCGTCATAAATGATCTCTATGCCAACCGGCTTTCCGTCTTCGTACATCATGCAATCCGGTAAAGTATTCACTCCGCTGCTGATCCGTACAACCTTTCGCCTGTTTTTATCGTTCTCGATGTAGTTTCCGGGCTTGCCGTACTTGATAAAATTTATTGCCTGCTCTTTTATGGTCATTTGATACCCCCTTTCCGGGCGGGTTGCCCCGCCCCTGCCGTGTTGGTTAAAATGGCAATGCGCTATACTGCTCCCGGTTGTATTTACGCAGTTCGTGCGCTTCTTCATCGGTTAAATATCCGTCTTTCTTCCATGCCATGATGTCGGTTACATTCTGTCCAAAACCTTTGTCCGCTCCGAGTACTCTAAAAGCCCTGTCAATGTCATTCTTAAATGTTTCGATGCTGATTGTCATTGTGTTACCCCTTTCCCCCGTCATGCCGATAGGTCAGCAGCATTATTTTTATAAGATAATCAGCACTTCGCCTCTGTCGATCAACTGCGCCGCCCGCCGTGGGTTGTGCTTTCCCTTTGCAATATCGCAACCGTCAAAACCGTAGTAAAATGTTTCGCCCGGTGATACTGTGAAGATCATGCAAGCGGTCGCGTCGTCGCCCGGCTTCTTTGCCTTTACCCTTGCGTCATGCTTTCTAAATCTTTCGCTGTGTGCCATCGCGTATTCATAAGCCTGTTTAAATGTCATTTCGTGTACCCCTTTCTATTATCGTTTTTTCTTTTATTATAAACTGTTCGGTTTATGAAATCAACTCTTTTCTTTAATTTTTAGCAAAAAAAATAAACCGGGGTTTCCCCCGGTTATTCTACAAAAAAACCTTTTTCAATATCAAATCCCGCTGTCCCTATGATCTGCGGTTCTGCCGTGTGTGTGCTATCCAAATGTTTATTGATAGCGTTCCGCGCGTCCCGCAGGGTTTTATATATCGGAATCCCCGTATCTTCCCCGCTGCACATCTCAAGCGATACACACCAACCGGGGCCGAAGCGCTCAATCATTTCACCCCTGTGAAAGTAGTATGTTCTTTTCATCTAATCACCTCCACCATGTGCGGCGCCACCGCCGTGTCCTTTGTGTACTGCGCGGGCTTGTCGATCAGCAACGCACCATTGTAGTCAACCCCCGTCACGGTGTATGGTTTGCCATCAAACAACACCCGCCTGCCGATCCATTCAGCCATCATATTTTCGATATAATCCCGGTAACTCATGCCCCCGCCTTTCTGCCCTCGTAACCTCCGGGGCGGGTATTGTGTTAAATTTTGTCAACCTGCGAGGCCTTAAAAAATGCCGCCGTTTTCATAAACATACGGGAGTCAAGCTGCCCGGTTTCTTCGTTTTCCTTTGCGGTATGCTTCCAAATGGTAAACTTTGCAACCGCCTTTTCGCCCTTGCGCACCGCATAGCCCATTTCTTTCCATGCCGCAAATGTATGTATGTCTTCCGTTTCCCGGATCGTTACTTCCTCGCCTGCAGGATTTAAGGCCTTAAATGTGCGGCCCGTGTAATTGATAACCCCGGCTTCTGCTAACTTCTGCCCCTCTAAAAAAATGATTTGCGCGTTTGTCATATCTGATCTCCTTTTCTGCGGGGGATTAACCGCCCCCGCCCGGTTTGTGTGTTTTATTCTTCTGCGTGTACCCATGCGTCGCGGCAATCTGCATATTTTTCAACCGTACTTCCGTTCGGGTTTTTAAACTCCACAACCCGCCTGTTCAACCACCCGTACTCTGTGCCGAGCACCATATTGATTCCGTCGAGCATTGCCTGCGCTTTATCAAAATCCTTATGTGCTAATTCGTTAAGCGCGTAAACCTGCGTTTTGTTCATCTTTGTCATTTTCTGTGCCCCCCTGTTTTTATCGTTTTTTCTTTTATTATAAACTGCTCAGTTTAAGAAAGCAACTCTTTTCTTTCAATTTATCAATTTAATTTAAAAATTATTTGATTGCAGATTAAAGCTAAATAGTTTATGATAAAGTCAAATAGTATGAAAGGGGAATGCAAATGGATATATACGAATATTTGAATGCGTGTTTGGGCGCAAAAAGGATCTCGGTCAGCGAAATGGCCCGAAGAACATCGACAAGCCCGCAAAACCTAAATCAAAAACTCATGCGCAAATCCCTGCGGGCGCAGGAATTGCAGGAGATTGCTGAAAATATGGGAGCGGAGATTCGATTTGTAGACAAAGACGGAAAGATTATCCTATAAAAAAATAAACCCTGCAGGCTGTGACACCTGCAGGGTCGAAAGGGAAATCAGAAGGCCTTTTACAGCCAATCACCCCGGCGGGCTTTTACACCCTGCCGGGGCTTTATATATATTTTTTCGGAGGTCAATAGATTACCGACCCGGTTGTGCTGATCCTTTCCCGTTCGATCAACCACCCGTCGCGGTCAAAATGGTATTCGTCGCCGCCAATATCACGGGCGCAGAATATCGGGTAACTTCCGTTCTCAATATACCAATACACTTTATATGGATTCGGTTCCTTAACCCACCCGACACAATAGTTTCGACTGATCCACCCTTTACGGGTTTTAAACCATTTTCCACTCTTTGCAGATACTTCAACTATTGAACCGTATGGATATGTTCCGATAATATCCCCGTCCGGTGCATTGCGAATATTAAGCTGCTCGGCGGTTGTGGTTAAGGTTGCCTCTACCGGGTATTCTTTGTAAGTGGTAATCATTTTATACACGGCTTCAACATGGCCTATTTGCAGGGGCCTGCTCGGGTCGTTGCCCCTAAACAGTAAACAGTCACCAACCCGCAGCACTTCCGGGTTCTTAACGTGCCCTTCTTCAATCTTGACGGGCACATCTTCAAAAAGATTGCTCGTATAAATGCCCGCAGTATTAAGCAGGGAAACAGAATAACCGATTTGCTGATAGGTTGCGCAGATCGACGAAGAACAGTCAGAATAATATCTGCCCCCGTAGGGTGTATATACAAACTGCCGCAGGTTTTGGCTGTAAATATTGCGTCCGAGGATCGTTTTATAAAAATCATAAAACTTTTCCCGCCCGTTGTCGGTCATTTGCTTTAACCTGCGCACGGCGACAAGGCCCTTGCGCAGCCCATTGTCGGCGAATTGCTTATAACGCGAGGTCAAGTATGCCTCAATATTTTTTGTTGATGGGGTGCCCGATCCATGCCCGCAAATTACAATATCACTCTCCCGCATTGTTTTTCACCCTATAAACTTTATTCGAAGCAACAACAACGGCCCCCGCTAAAACATCGAGAGCCGCAAATGTCTGCATGATCTGATCCGCGACAGCTTCGGAAAACCATATCCCGCAGAAAGTCGATAAAAAAGTTCCAACCGGCAAAATCAGAAGCGCAATAAATTTCAACCGGTCGTATGTTTTGCCATCTTTAAATATCATAAGTGTTTCTCCATTTCTTCAAGATACATTTTAATAATTAACAGTTTTTGTTCATCTGTCAGTCCATCAAGTTCGGTGCTATCCATTAGTGTCACTCTCCTGCATATCTAACAATTTTTTATATAGTTCGGTTGCAACATCATTCCCTCCCAAATCGTGATAGGCTGCATATACTTTTTTCATGCTTTCCTTTGCATAAATAGGGCAAAAACCTTTTTCCGTGTATTTGTTAAAATTATCAACGAGGTTTTCGCGGAGCAATGCCTGCACACCTGCAGAAATAGCTTCGTTTTTTTGCTGCTCGGATTTAAGCCGTCGGTCTATGCCCCTATATGCGGCAGTTAATGCAGCCATAACAGCGGCAAATATCCATTCCCAAATATGCCCGGACACAAACCATATAAATGATTCCATAAGCGCTCCTTATCCATCCAACGCACCGGCGAATATGCCATTTGCTTTCAGTTCGCTGTAAATATCGGCAAACGAAAGGGATTCATTCACCCATGTCATTTCAATATCCATCGCCGCTGCTGCATAATTTACCGCCGGGGTATCGCTGTACTCGTTCAGCCATTTTTCAAGTGACTTGATCTCGCTTTTTTCATCCTCTGTCAGATCATGCTTTGAGATCAGATTGGTGTAACGCTGTGCCTTCTGTGTGTACTCACTAACTTTGATGTAATACTCTTTTTCCTTATTACGGTATTCCTCCGATATATAGGACGAAATCGTAATCAGCAGCCTCGCGCCGTTTTTGGTGATACTGCTTATTCTGTGGTATGTGGTTGCAACCCCGTTCGCGTTTGTGATTGTTTTAATCAAGCACATTTTTTCCTCCTTTTATGCCGTTCGCTTCCATGCGTATGTCTGAACATACTTTGGTTCGACCGTGACATCCTGCTGCGAATTGTTGGTATATGTATGCGTATGGTCTGCCGATTCGTTGCCCGTGGTGATTGTATGGGTATGCCCGACAGAGTTATTTCCTGTGTTGCCTGTAATGCTGTGCCCGTGGGTGCCTGCGGAACCTGCTTTTAAATCAGCAACTCCGTTCGGGGCAGGGGTAAGACCGTAGAATGCGCCGCCGACGCCCGATGTGTAATTTCCGAGTCGAAGCTTAACATTGTCCCACTGCTGAATTTCATGCGTATGTGCGCCGTTGTTTGCCGCCGAAAGCGTTGTGCCGCTGTGCGTGTGGTTTACACTTTGTCCCGCTGTTGTACCGCTGTGCGTATGGTTTGCCGATTGGTTGCCCGTGGTGAGCGTTGGTATCTGATCCGCACTCAGTTTGACGCTATTATTACCACCGGCACCGGTACCGCCGAGCCTTAAGTATGTGTCAGCCGCACCAAATGCTTCCCATATGCCACCAAACAGGTTTCCCGGGTCTATGTTATTGGTTGAAAGGTATATGCTTCCAACCGGATAAACCATGTCCAAAAACCCGGATAGCAATTCTTTCATTGCTGTCGCGCTTGTGCCTTTATCCGTCAGGTTGGAGCCCGTTTTAATGTCGTCCAAATCTAAGAGGTCTACATATTTAACGACCGTTCTTGACAAGTTGTTTAAATCCTCAACCGTTGCCGTGCCTGCGGGGTTTGTCGTTATTGTGAGCTGATTCGCGTTTTGAATCGTCATCTGAACGTTATAAATAAACGCTGACGGAGATTCTACGTCCTCAACGGGCATCTGATCCGGGGTCACGGCTGTTATAACGGCAACCAACACCGCCGCCGCGGTTCCTACCTGTGCAAACACGCCCAATGTGTTTATAAGATATGGTTCCGTCACTCCTGCGTTGTCTAAACGCGCTGAAACCTGCAGAATATTTGAACTAAACACCGCCGCAGAGGTTATGTCTGCGGTTTTTTCAACATCTTGAAGCGCTGTTAATGCCTCAAGATTTGTGCCCGCAGGGTACGCGTAACTCGAGGCCTGCATGGTTGTCCATGTAACTGTCTCGCTGCCGCTGATTGCCTGCGCAATTAAGTTTTGACCGGCGGCTGTGATAACCGCACCATTATATTTTCCCATCTTAATTTCCTCCCGGTGCTATTGTTTGCACAAATGTGCGGGCCAAAAAAGCCCCGATGTATTGATCTGAAACCGCATAACTTGTCGTCTGCTGATTTGCAATAACTTTCAAATGTGCGGGCACTACGTCCCAAATTAAGTCATATAACAGATCAATAGCCCCATACCTGTCCGATGTGACCACAATCTTAAACGTGCAGGCAATAGGGTCAACGTTAAGCGTGTAATCATCGCCATATAGCGCCGTCAATCTATCCCGCAAGTCCCAAATAGTATATGGCACCGTCTGAATAAACTTTTGAATAACACGCTGCCGCCGAAATTCTAACGTGTCGCCATATCGTACAGTTATGCCAAACAATTTCTCCCATACAATAATGGTTTGCAGGTCTGCCGTTTGTATGAAAAGGTTGTTGTAAATTTGTTCTTCGTTTTGCCCTACCGTGTCAAGCTGCGCACCATATACCTCCATCAATTCGATATATTCAAATACCGGTTTGAACCATGTCGGGAGTTCGTTCATTAGTATTTCGTGCGCATTAAGTGATTCAATTCTCATTGATTATAATATTTCCAATAATAGGCACCTGCTGCAGCGCTGCCGTTTCTGTCAATGCTAAATCTCCCGACTGCCCGTTTATGGTTAAGTTTGTTACATTAACCACCGCCGAAACGGACAAAATAGCATAAATAATTCTCGCTGCATATACCGTGACCGGGTAACTGATTGAATGCCCCTGCAGGGGATTGCCCCACGCTTCGCGCACCGTTTGCAGGTATGCTTTTATCTGATCCTCAATCTCATCTTGATACAGTTCCAAACCGTTTTCAATCGTAGACAAAAATTCGACCGTGCAGGTTATGTCTACCGTGTATTCCGTGCCGGTGGTTATATCCACCGCCGCCCCAATAGGTGCAATTCCGTACCCGTCCGGGGATGCCGTACCGGATACAATCGGACATATTTCTTCCTGTACCGTGGCAATCAGCGCCGCAGATGCGGGAAGAAGATCATCGTTTAAGATACTACACAAAACAGTTCCCCCGCCTTGATATGCCGGGTAAATCTGCACCGCGCCAACACCGGAGACGGCAAGAATGGCCTGCCGATACTCTGCAATATTGCCGCCGTATGGCTGTGCCCCGAATGTATCAAAAAAACGCGCCCGCAGTGACGCGTCTGTTTCTTCTTCTGTGCCGTCCGTGATTGCATCCCCTAAATATGCAGACGTAAGCCCCGGGATTGCTGTTATTGGAATGATTGACCCGGTGTAATTGTTGCCGATTGTACCGGCAATGTCGCAGGTCATTTCATACACATAACTTTCGCCGCTTGAAATCAAGTCGCCCGCTGTAAATATGACAGAATCCGCGCCGTTGATCGTTTTAAACTGCGCACCTGCAGGCACCTGCGCGTCGAATATGCCTTGCCGTACTGCTGCCGTTGCTGCTTTACGCGTTAACCCGCGCAGCGCAACAATATTGTCAAGTGCGTCACCAACGGCATAAAATGGGCTGCCGTTCATCTGCACTTGATTGAGCGTCATGTACATACCCTCCAAAAACCACGCGACCGGCCCAATGGCTGTCTGAATTAGGGAACCCTCCCTTTTGTCGAGGGAATCGTCAACCTGTTCGAGCATGGCCTGCTCTATGGCGGTTTTTGTGTACCCTGTTAAATCAATCATATAGTTACTCCCTCCGTAAACGCACCGAACACGGTGTTCACAGTAAAACTCCATGTCATTGAATCGCCTGCGGTTGTGTGTTCAAAATCTTCGACAGAAGTTATCCTATCGTCAACCATTAGCGCATCTTCTACCATGCGCGGCAGTTCGCTTTCGATATATGGCGCGTCATCGCCGATCAGCGTTTCTAATTCTGTTCCCATGTTGGAAGTGTATATTTGCCACCTAAAACGCACAGTATTCAATATAATATCGACCGCCTGCCGTACTGATTCCAAACCGTCAACGGCGCATTGAACCCGCATTGTTTGCCGGTTAATTAACCATGACAAAGAGGGGAGCGATACATATTCAATTTCAGTTCCAAAACCTACGTTTTCGGGTAATGTTGCCATTTAAAACCCCCTCAATATACTTTAGACAAAACAATATACCGCTGCCCGCCTGCACAGCGCAGCATAACCACTTTGTCGCCCACAGAAAGCCCCGGATTCACCACGCAGGTAAAACTCGCCCCGTCCGATGTCGTTCCCGTGTAACTGCGCGGCATAACCCCAAACGTGCGCACTAATGCCGCTTCGGGTATAGGTTGCATTGTGCTTTCTATCTGTACGGTAAAAGGCGACATAGAAGTAACTGTGCCAAATGCAAGGTCACAGAGTTTAAGCTGTTCGGTTCCGTTTTGGAATATCTGCTGCAATACTTCAATCAAATCCATGACGCGCCCCCTATCTGCTCAAAGTTTTTTACATCAATGGACATTGTGTGCGCGTTGCCGTCATAGCTGTGTTGCACCTTTTCAGCTAATAACAAACGGTTCATTGATAATGCTTCGACCTGTGTGATTCGTACCGGCACAATATTGCCCGCCCGCAGGCCGGGAATCCCTATTGCATCAATGGAAACCGACTGCAGCAGCCTGTTATAATATGTCAGATATTTTGCGCACATATCGTCAATCTGTGCATCATTCAGATTTTCGTCCACGCTGTCATAATACTGCAGCAGCCCCCACTTTTTTATGGTTTCCGTATCTTCATGAACAAACGCGTCGGCCCGGCCCGTTTCTTTGTTTGGGCGCACCAATTTGACGCGGTTGTAGGTATCTGAAGCCATGTCGCGGGTATATGTATAATCCGTCACCAACGATCTATTTCCCAATAGTGACGGAACGAGCATTTTTTTAGCTTCCTTTAATGTTAACTTTCCAAAATCATCATAAAAAACAAAAATCTTTCCTGTTTGAACAATCACCTGCGACAGCGCTTCAAATATGATCCCTAAACATTCCGTGTTTTCCTTTATCAGCGACGGAAAAACATAACCGGTCGCGTCCAAATCCCCAACGGTTAAGCTAAATTCGCCCGCTATCTGCGTTATAATTTGCTCAAGGCTCATATTTTCAAACGTGAAAGACGCTTTTGCTTTTAAATAATATAATTGATCGTAGGCCGTATATTCGACAGAATGATCCATTGACCTTTTCGCGGTAAAGACAAAACCTGCAAACACCGGGGTTCCGTTGTCTGTAAATTTTACCGCTGCGCCGTTATCAATCGCGATCCCCGATTCTTCCACGCATTCAAATACCATTTTCGACGCGCTGTCAAATCTGTTTGTCGTGATCTCGACAGATTTTGTACAACCTGTCACGTTTGTATTTATCTGCGTGGGTTGTTTTGTAACGGTACCGTCCGGGCCTATAACGGTCATTTCTCCCGCTGTGGTAACTGTTAAGTTATACATAGCGTCACCCCGTTATTTGTAACTGCGATTCCTGCAGCCAACCATAAGAACCAATGTGAACGGGGTATGGGTTGCCATTTGCAATTCTTGTCACCGTGGTTTGTAGGTTGTTTGCTGTACCGTGCGGGGTCGAGCCATAGCTGTCATAACAATATTCGCCGTTCGCGATTACCTGCGCCCCAACGCGCAGCACAGGGGTTTCAACGGGCCTTTCTGTGGTTGTGGTTGCCTGCGCCTTGATTGCCTCCGCTGTGCTTGCCACCGCTGCGGTCACCGCCTCTGTTGCGGGTGCAGGTTGTACGATTGTGACCGACTGCGCCCCATAGCTGCGAAATTCTTTTAGCATGATAGAATAGTAAATATCCCCCGGCTCGCCACCTTTGTCGGTTGTGCTAAATTCCTCAATGATACACCGCAGGTTCGTGTCAAATAATTCGGAGCGGCTTATAATGAGCCGCCCCTTTCTTTTTCTTTTTTTTGCATTTGTCAGCGCCCGCACAATAGACCCGGGAGATCCGCCGCCGATTGTGTACGGGTCGTCCATATCCGCAGGGAAAAAAGATTCAAACTGAACTTCCGTCAACCCCGGCGGCATAGGTACCACAATTTCACCCGTGTCTAACACTTCGAACGTTTGATTGTTTGACGGGTATGTGATATTTATTTCCTCCGGGTTGACGGGAATTTTGATCCTGCCCCCAAACGATAAATATATAACTGTTCCGATAGGTACCTTCATAAAGCCCCCTTTTAATGCGCATGAGCGACAGCCGTATGGCTCGCCGCCTGCTCTATCAGAATGGCCTTTAATTTGTTAGCAACATCTTCGCTCGTCAGATTTTTTGCAGCGCTTTCCGGGATTGATACCGAAATATTCGGTGCAAGGGTTTGCAGTTCAACATTTGCCATATACCGCCGTTCTGCTAAATCGCGATAGATTTTCATATCCTCGTCTGATAACTTGACATTTTTAACTTTGTCAACGGTGCCGACATTCTGCTTGCCGCCCTTGCCGCTGCCGCCACCTGCAGCGTCCGCGAGGGCTTCATTTGAATCAATTAAGTCGCCAATATCGCCGCCGCCCATCAAATCTCCGAGGCCGCCTTTTAAACCATCAATCGCGCCCGTTATTTTGCCCTGCGCATTATCTCCAAAACTTGCGCCCTTTTCAAATCCTGTGCTAAACGCGTCGCCCATTGAGGTCGTTTCAAACCTATCAAAAGACACTTTCGACGGTTTTGTCGGTGCCTTAAATCCCGACACATCAATGCGCTGTGAAATCACGCTGCCGACTTCGCCCAATTCAGAAACGGAACCAATGTTTACTCCCGGAATCGTGTTAAGGGCTGCAATCAGTTTATTTATGCCGCCGATTGCCATATTCGCACCTGCGACAAATGCGTTTGCAATGGCTGTCGCTGCTGCGTCCGCTGCATCAATCACGCTGTTAAAAGCATTTGCAGCATTAAGGGCGAATGTATATATTGCGTTTTGGATTGCAAAAACACCCGCATTCCACGCGTTAACGATAAATTCAGCCGCCATAATAAAAGCATTTGCCACAACAGCGAGAGCGTTTTGTATCACCGCGAATGCTCCCATAGCGACACCGGCAATGTCTCCGAAGATTGTATGCCCGGTATTTGCTAACTCATGGAACCACATTATCAGCGCGACAACCACCGCGATAGCTGCGACAATCGCCGCGACAACCCATGTGATAGGGCAGGCCGCGAGCGCTGCATTAAAAGCGCTCTGCCCTGCTGCCGCCGCACCTGCTGCCGCTGCGTACATTGCTTCGCCGACCGCCGCAATGGTAGAAACAGCCCCATGCGCTGCGGTCAAGGCCGTTGCTATTCCGATAATGGTATTATATGCAGCAATGGCCCCCACTATGATTCCTAATATCGGGCCTATAGTCTGCATATTATCCGACGCAAACCTAACCATTTTCCCCAATAACTCAAAACCACGCGCACCAATACGGGCCGCCATTGCAATTCCTGTCGCAATACTTTGTGTAACTGATTCAAATTCTTCGCTGTTTATTGCGTCCGCAATCATTTGCCCGATAGGTTGAAAAGCCATAACCGCGACATTTTTAATCTTTTGCATTGCCTGCCCGAATGTCATAGGCATATCTTCAAACTGCGCGTCGATTTCTTCTCCTGCGCCCATGATTGCGTTCTTTACAATGTCCGCAGTTATTTTCCCCTGCTGCGCGAGTTCTTTTATCTTGCCAACGGGAACGTCCATGTATTTTGCAATACGCTGCACGATTGCCGGGGAATTGGAAAGAACCATCTGCAGGTCGTTGCCCCTTAATACACCTGTCGCGAGGGCCTGCGTTAAGTTATACATAGTCGAAGCAATGCCCGACGCATTAGTGCCCGAAATCGCAAACTGTTTATTCAGTAATTCGGTAAACCGTACCGCTTCGGCGGTTGATCTGAACACTTCGCCCGTTTGGGCTTTAAGGGCGGCAACATTCTGCGCCATTCCAATATAGGAACCCCGCGCCCGCTGTGCGGCTGCGAAAATCATGTTATTCAGTTCTGCGTTTGTTTGTAGACCGTCGTTTATAGCGTTTAGACGGGCCTGTGTCTGCGTTAATTCGTCAGATAGGTTAAGTATACCCCTCACCGCAGCAATGCCGCCCAATGCCGCCGCTACGCGCCCCACAACGGAAACTAAACCTTCCAAACTGCCCGCCGCGCTTTTTGCCTGCTGCGCGTGTCCGTTTACAGCACGGCCCGCAGCTTCCTGTTTTGCCGTGTATTCGTCGAGCCGGGTATCAATCCGCTCAAGGGTATTTGATACCCGTTCCCCCAACGAAGTAAAGTCGCGAAATGACGTTGAAAACCTATCTTGTATTTCTAATGTTTCTCTAATGTTTCCCACGCGATTTCATCTCCTTTTCGGCCCATTGCCAACACAATTCTATTTCGCGGTCTGATAGATCAGCAACCACGGAGGGCAGGGTGCCGAAATTGATAAACATATATTGAGCAAGGACAACTTCTTTAAAGCCGCCCTCGATCAGTTTTTTACTTCTTCCTCAATCTTGTCCGGTGTGTCAAAATCGTTGAAATCCATGATTGAATCAGACAACCGGTTAAACTCACCAACGGAAAGCATTCTGCCGGGTACATCTTCGGGATTGATTACCCCGTAAAAACTGCACATTTCTGCATCTTTAAAGTTTGGTTCGATCACGCAGGCCAAAACAAGCAGCTTCGTATATCTTTCGTTGTCGGTTTTGTCAATGATCTGCCCCCGGACGCGTTCCTGTTTGCGGCACTTTTTAAGCAATGCCCCCGCTGTTTCGTTGTCTATCTTGCGGATTTTAAAGGGGAGCGGTTTCCCGTCCTCCCCTTTAAATCTTTCCGATATAATCACCTCTGTCGTTTCTTCCATAGGTGACGGCTGCAAAAATCCCTTTAATACTGACATATTATCCCCTTTCTTTTATCAACCTAATGTCGCCGGGTTGTTAAAGTAGTTAAGCACTTCCATGCTTGTATAGCTGAAAGTAACTTCTTCCTCAAGCCAATCGGCCTCCGCGTCTAACATTGCGACGGGCACCTTTGACAGTTTGCAGTTATACAGCGCAACGATCTGTTTTCCGACCGATGTTCCGGGATCGTCGTTCGTGATCTGCAGAGTAAAATAGGGCAGTTTCCCGGTCTTAAGATAATCATTAAGCAGGCGAACAAAAATCGGGCTGCCGTAATAGATCGTCATTGATCCGGTTAAGGAAACACCCGTTGTCTTTTTCTGAACAAGCGTGGTTCCAACCACCTTAAAATCTGATTCTTGAAATTCTGCGTCGGACTGAAATTTTTTCATCTGAAAAATCTCAATGTTTTCGCCGTTGATCGTAATAAACGCGCTGCCGCTTTTACCATTAAGCGCGTCCCTTTCAAGTAAGAAAGCCATAGCCTACCCCCTTATTCCGTTTCTACTACAACCGCGTTCGCGCTTACCGTGACGGTCATATAAATCTTTTCGATTGCATCGACCGGCTGAATCGCTACGTTTACAATAACGGAATCAACATTGTTTCCCTGCTGCACAGTAATATCTTCCGCTGTAAAGTTCTGAATGCCGTTGTTTGCCTGCATCTCGTTCAGATACCCGACGCACCACTTGCGCAGCAGGTTTCTGCCGTTGTCGTTGTTGTCTACCTTGCCGATAAAGTAAAGAGAGAAATGCTCATAAGTATCATTGCAGAACTGCATAATTACACGCATGACGCGGTTCTTCTTAAATTCTGCGCCCTCGCGCGGTGTCTCCGTGGTTTTAGTGTTTATATCTGTGCATACCTTGACAATATCAAAATCGTCGACGAAGCAGATCATGCCGCCGCTTACCGCTGCGCTTGCCTGCGCTTCTGTAAGCTTCGGATTCGCTTCAACTGCGCCCGGATATTGCGCATAGGTGAGCGACTGATTGTACAGCGCACCCGCCTCAACACCTGCTAACCACCATACAGCGTTCTGCGCGGAGATCATTGTACCGTCGGACAGCTTAACACCGTTAAGCGCTGCAATAACATATTTTGAATTCGCAACCCCGGCAGCCCCGGAAAGAACAAGCTGACACTTTTTGCCGATTGATTCATTCACTCGGGTGATAAACTGAATAAATGCCGTGATAACTGTGCTTTCTGATCCGTCATACGCTAAAATATCAAACGTATACGGCTCAATCGCTGTCAAGAAATTTGCATAATCCGTGTTCGTGATTGTGGGGTCTGTACCGCCCTCAAGTGCTGCGCCCGTTGTGGTTGTCGGGGTGCCGCTGCCGCTAAATGTTACCCACGCATTCGCGACAAGGCCGCTAATATCTGTCACGGTCTGACTGTCAACAATGTAACCATCAACAACCGTGTTCACATCAAACGAACCCTCATTATCCGGGTCTGCAGTAACAACGATTGAAATGTCGTTGCCGCGTACACCGTTATAAAGGGCGGTCACGATCATGTCCCCGACCGTTGCTGTGGCCTGCGCCCCGCCGGTGCCCGGCAGTCTGTACAGCAAAATTTTAGAGGGGCCGCTTGTTACATCGGAACCCTTCATCATTTCCCGAAGAAATAATGCGTTCGCATTAGTAATGTCATACCCAATAAACGGGGAAAGATCAGCGCCCGGAAGAATCTCCTGCACACCATCTGCACCCCATGACAGCGCTTTTGCGATTGCCACAACACCTCTGTCGCCAATGCTGATATTTACAGCTTCACGCGACTGCGTATTGATATAAACACCCGGCAGAACTTTGTTCTGTGAAGTCCATGTGCCTCCCGCCATCAGTTAACTCCTTTCTTTAGTGCGGCATCAATAGCCGCTTTTGCTTCATTGATTGTGTATTCGCTTTTTGTAAGCACAGCCGCCGCGAAGTCCTGCTGATAACCCGCGAGGGCCTTGCTCTTTAACAATCTTTCACGCGTGTATTTCTGCGCGTTATCCTTCTGTGACTTCGACATTTTCTTCCTCCATTTCTTGCATATAAATGCGGAGTTTTTCCGTACTTACCCGCTGTCGAATCGTAAATTTATAATGCAGTTCTTGATCTTCTATTGACGCGTTGCGGTCGTTTATATGGATCAGTACAGATTCACCGCCTGCGCTATATGTTAGCATTTCCATGCCCTCGTCAAGCGTTTCCAAAACGCTGTATAACTGCGCATTTTGCGCGGGCGCGTTTCTTTGCTGTACGAAAACCACATCAAACCCGATCTCACGCAGCGCCCAACCGGACAACTCGTTTTCGATTGTCGGCAATGTAACAAACACATAAAAGCATGGGTAATTCGTGTCCTGTGTTGGGCTATCGTAAACCGTATATTCAAACATGGTTCCCAACTGCACCGCTATACTTTGTATTAGGTTTTCAATGTTGAAAATCATTTGAAACGATCCTCCACCCTGCGGGATAATTCCCGCTTAACTATGCTTCTGTATTTGCCGATTGCTTTTTCTTTCATGTACAGCCCTTTGACATAGCTTGTTTTTGTGCCTACCATGATTCCACCCATGTCGGCGGGCACTTTTTCAAGTAAACTGCCGTTCTGAATCAATCCCGGAACAAAATGTTTGTCCATGCGGTGCCCGTCGTTTACATAGCTTGCATATTGCATATTGTTTGCAAGCACGGTTTTTCCATTTACCGGGGTCGTTTCGCTGTCTGTGGCCCAATGGCCCGCCAACTGCCCCGTCCGGGTGCTTGTGCCTGCAATATCTGCGCCGTTGGGCGGTGTGTTTTCCGTTGCCACCCGCACCGCCTCTATGGTTGCCGCTTCCGCTACTTCGTTAATGATTGCGGGCACATCTGCACCGGCGGCCCGCAATTCTGCAAGGCGCTTTCTGATTTGTGAACCAAAACTTGACATAATTATTCCGCTATATTATCGGCGAGCAGGCCGACTTCCATGTGATCCAATCCCGTCCGGTGTATACCTACGGGGTCATAGAAATATTGTGGTTTGCCTGCAATGTATCTTTCCACCGTAGAACCACCAACCAAACCGCCCCGCGTTATAACTAACTCGTCGCCCTGTTTTATATCCGCATCAACTGCGCAGGCCATCTTGTCGGTTTTTCTGTCTACCGCCGCCGTGGGTTGCGGGTTTGCGCCCTGCAGGGCCGTATTGTACACGCGGCAGGGAATAGGTGTACTATTTACCGCCTCGCGGCTTTCGCGCGTGAGATTGCCCGTTTTTGTGTGTTGTATGCGGTATACAGTCACCGTGTCCGTGTACCAATCGCTAAATAACATAGACACCGCCTATTCCGATCATTCGCGCCATTGTTGCAAGCTGTGAACCGTACTGCGTCGCGTTCCATTCGCCCCATTTTTCAGTCCCCGCGTTTACTGCGCTGTTATCGTAGGAAATTGATGTGTCGCCCATGCTCGCGGAAGATACAATGCCCGAATGCTCTGCGTTTGCCGCTACCGCTGCCCCGTTGTGGCTGCCGTCTGCGTAGGTTTTAAGATATAGCGCCGCCCAATGTGCAACAAACAAACCGGCGGCATAGCGCCATTGTGTGCCCCACCGCGACGGAACGACGCTATCATTTGCAAGATCAATAAACTGCTGCAATATAGAAGAGGGCAGCAGTTCCGTGTATGTTACTGCGCCCTCTCCGTCTTCTGTTTTGTTGTAAAACTGCGGGAAATCGGTTTGAAAATATTCAGCAGTATAATCTCCCCGCTCCCCCTGCGGCGGGATATTTGCCGCCACTTTTCGCGCTCCCATAAAATAGGGAATCATAGGATTTCCAAACGGCAGCATATAACCCTCCTTATTTCAGCTTTTTCCGCTGCGCTGATTTCTTTTCTTTTGCTTCAACACCTGCCGCCTCAATGTTTGCGTCTTTTTTATCCGCAGGCACCGCAATGTCGCCCGATTTAATAGCCGCCTGCACAAACCATGTGTTCGCAACTTCCTCCGGGATTTCGCCCACATAATCTCGCGGGATATTAAAAACGCGCCCATCATTAAGGCGCACAGACATTTTAGCTTTTGAACAGATAAACATTAGATTCCGTCCACATACTGCAGGGTATTGCTATAGAAGATCTCCGCTTCGGAAACATTGCCCGCGTATGCTGTGTCATAGCTGAATCTTTCAGCGTTTGCGGTTGTCATGGCCCTTGTCAGCGGAACAAGTTCATCGACCGCAACATATCTTTCCTTATTGCAGTACACAACCATTCTGTCGGTCGCGCCTACACCTGCGCCCTTGCACCATGCAGTCGCACCAATGAACAGGTCGCTGCCGTTCTTTGCAGCGATATTGTTCTCGAGCAGGTATGTAAGGATCGACTTTTCTGCAAGCGCGGAAACCATAGTAGAAGCAATATAATTATACTGCTCATAAGGAAGAATGATATGGTTCGGGATTGCATCGAGATCATATTCAGAAGCCGCCCATGCTGCAATGATTGCCGCGTTTACATCTGCGAGGATCTCTGCCGGTGTCTTTGTGTTCCATGCCGTGCTTCCACCTGCGCCGGTTGCCGCGTTTGTGACGGTTACATCTGCATTATTGACAAGGCCGGTCGTGCCATACTTTGAAATTCCTACATATACGTTTTCGTCCATGTGCTTGTCGTATGACATACGCAGGCCGTCACGCAGCAGGGTGTCAATGTTTCTGCCGGTCATGTTGCCGCGCATCTGATCGACCCAAAATACACGGGTGCCCGCAGCAATAACGTGTGTTTTCCACAGGTCTTTTCCGAAGTTTGCCTGCACCATCGGGATTCCGTCAGCCGCTGCAGCGTTAACAATGCCGTCGCTGCTGCCGCCGGTTACACCATAACCGACATTCATTGCAGATACATATTCAGCCCAACCGCCGCCGACGCGGATCGGAATGTCGCGGGTGTAGGTAAATGATGTAAGCGGGGTTCTGACAAGCGTATCTCTCTTTTCAAGTTCGGATTCAAGAAATGCCTGCCCGGACGCGATACCTGCCGCGTCCATAGCAACGGCCTTCGCACCGTTGCCGCCGTTCATTCCGAGATCGAATGTTCCAACGTTTCTAAATGCCATTGTTTATTCCTCCTTATGCGTGAAGCGTGTTGAGAATGCGGATCTCTGCGACACCGTTCACATCTGCGGTGCCCTTCCACTTTGCGTTCGTAAGTGCGACAGAATTAGTGCTATCTGCTGCAGCTTCAAAACCGCCCACAACTGCGTTCGGAATAGAAGCATTTGCAGCAATGCGGACATATACTGTTCCGTCGTATGCCGGGGTTCCGTTCTGACAGATTACATTAACACAACCGCGCTTAATAACCGGCACCGCGTCATTCGTGTTGTATGATCCCTCGTTCTGCGCGAGATAGTTTGTCGCGGATTTTGTTTCGCGAAGTGCTACCCCGAGGAAATCGGCTGCCGTGCTGCTGCTGCCGACGGCTTTTGCCGCGCCTGCGGTACCAACTACAACCGCACCGCCAAACGGTACAGCGGTCGCGCCTTCAAGCGGGTGAGTGTCAATAATCGTGTCGGGCTGTCTGCTGTATGATCCTGCATAGCCGTGCGGCATTGTCTTTCCGATTGTCTGTCCTACCATGTTACTTATTCTCCTTTCTTAAATGCGGGTTCCGCTGATTGTATGCGTTCTGAATATCTTCAATATTCATCTGCGGCTTTCTGTCGGCCTGCGCGTTTTTCTGCGCGGTTTTGACGATCTCCTTGACCTTGCCATCTTTTGTCATAAGTGCGTTAATAAGCGCATCTGACACGGCCTTGCGCTGTTCGCTGTCGGTAATGTTTGCAACTGCCGGGCGCACAGCTTTAAGAATCGCCTTAACCGGTTCTTCGCCGTCCATTTCATCAGCAGGCACAACAACCGCTTCTTCGCCGTCGTGCATTTCTTCCTCGAACTGCTCCCCCTCTTTCTTTTCCGCTACCTTTTCCATAGCGTTAAGGGCGGCTTCGATCGGGTCTTCATCTTCCTGCGGTTCTTCCTTCGGCATCAATGCGTCGCACAGCTTGTCAATCTTGCCGCCGAGCGCATCAATGGATTCGAACAGCTTGTCCCGGTAATCTTCGTCGGCAGCAGGTGCCTCCTCTGCGGGCTTTTCTGCCGGGGTGCTCATCGCCTCCGCTGTATCAATAGCAAGCTGCGAGATTTCCTCGGCACTCTTGCCCTCTGCTGCAGCGCCGAACAATGTTGACCAAATGTTTTTCTTGCTCATATTGCTTTTTTTCCTTTCCTGCTTTACAGCAACTTTATTATTATCCATAATTGCAGCGGAGTGCCCGGCTCTGCCTTCGTTCACAACTGCAATATGATTGCCCCTTATGTTTTTCTGCGTATAGGTGCCGTCCCCGTTTGGCACATATTCAACCATGTACCCGCAGGACACTTCCCGTTTACCGTCCTTTATTTCCCGGATCAGTTCCGCGTCATGGATATGCAAGTCTGCGACAAGATAATCCTTCCATTCGCCCGCGCCGCGCCGCACATTTTGCGCGTGGCCCTTGCTGTGGATCGTTGCGGTTTCGGTGTCCAATAAGTCCGACGGGTGATCGTCTGTCACCGGTTTGCCCTCAAAACTTGCGATTGTTTCCGGGCTGAACACTTCCGATTCGGGGCGGTACACCTTTACAATGTCGGCAGTATCTAACCCCAATTCGGTTCCTAAATAATCCTGCTCGCCCGTGCGGGCAATAGGTACATTTTTGCAAATCAAAAAGCCCTCGTCGGTTTCTATCTGATTCGGGCTTATCTTGTAACCGTAATAAGTAATCATTTCTGCTCCGTTTCTTTCTTGCGCATCTCGCGCAGCAATTTCGCCCGGTTGCGTTCCTTTTCCCTATATGCTTCAATCTGCTTTTTTGATCGGGGATCATGCGACAGCGGGTTTGTCTGCGGGTTGCTAAACTCGCGCATTCGTTCTATTTGCTTTTCAGTTTTACCGACTTCCGTATACTTTACAATGCTATGCAGGCAATTAGGGTGAATGTTCAAATATGTGTTTGATAAATCGTCGCCCCCTGCAGGATCAATTTTCCCAAATGCCAATGACAGCGGGGGATAATACGGACTTGTTCCGCTTTTGCTGTATACCCGCCCTTCTAATGGCGCACAAATCGGGCAGGTCGAACCAATCTTTACAATTTGATACAGATCATGTTCGTCGCGTGATAATACCGCAGCAGTTTCGGATTGCCGCGCCGTTGTACGGGTTGCCATGTTGCAATAATCCGTCAAAGACCAATGCCGCCCCGCTTTGTCAATAAAGGCCGTGACACCGTGGTTTCGGATTGTTGCCTCCATCATTTGCGAAGATACTGCAGCGCCCTTTCCTAATGCTTCGGTGAACATGGTTGTCGTCAATGCGGTTTTGCGCAATATATCGTCGTCCAATCGGGCCAATACATACAGCTTTTGAGCGGTGCCCTTTGCAACCGTTGCCGCCGTTATGATTTCGCCCATAAGGTTGTCGACCAACTGCTCCATGAGTACGCGCTGCGTTGTCGTGAGCGCTTTTGCGTTGCTGTACCCGTACAGCGCCGCATTTGATGTATAAAAGCGCTTTTCAATCATTTGCGGCACATAATCCCACGATTCGTCAATCATGCCCTGCAATTCCCTTTGTATGCGTTCAAGGGCCGCCACCTCCGCATAATCAACATATCCCTGCGCCCGTTTGCGCAGTATTTCATTTATAACGTTTTGCTCCGTTTTTTGATACAGCGCCCGCAGGTATGTCAACGGGTTTATATTTTTAGGTCTGATTCTCGCCATTTATCCCAAACAGCCCCGCCATTGGGTCACGCATTGCCTGCGTGTCCGCAAACGTAACACCCTCCCCGGCGGTAACATCTTCGTCCTTTATTTTTGCAAAAAGCCCGGTTTCTTCGCTGATTGCCTGCAGTTCTTTCATAGCGGTCGCCTTGTCTATTAGGTTGCTCTGATATGCTGTAATAATCGCATTTGTACGGGCCTGCGCAATCTCTGCCAATTCTTTCGGGTTTGCTTCTTCCATCTGCGGGAAAGTTATCTCTAAATCGTCCGGGATCATGCCCCACGCAGATAAAGCCATAACCGGCAGCAGCCGTTCAATAATGCCCCTAAACGATCCCTCGCGGACGCTGTCGATATAATCATAATAGTTCTTCATATCGCTTTCGCCCGTGCTGTTCATGCCTGCGGGAGATCTGCCGAACAATTTTGTCACCGGTGTACGCGCTGCGCCTGCCACGTCCATCATAACTCTGTCGTATACATCGGGCAGGCCGGTGAATGTATACTGCCGGTTGTGGATTGCCTCCCCTTTGTTTATAATCCGCATTCCGAAATTGGATTCCATGATGGACTGCGCCGCCATTGTATTCCAAAATCTGCGCTGCATTTCAACATTCGCAGTTCCGAGCAACTGATCCAACCCGTCCGCTTCCATGTAATCAAGATTCGCCCTAAACGTTAAGCCTGCAATATTTGCCGCCACGTTGTCGCGCTTTACTATTTCTTGATAGATTGCCTCGATTTCTGATTCGCCCCAATATTGCTCCGTTACCTGCTCCAACCACGGCAACTCACGGCCTATAAAACGAATCACGCGGCTATGATGTACGTTTGCAACCATGTACCCGCGTTCTTCATCGCGTATCGTGTAATAGTTTGGCAAACCAAAGTCGGGGTCGCCGGGATCAGTAACCAATTCGCCGCCCGGATATACACCCGTCCAACGGTCGAGGATCATTAACCCCAAAAAGCTGTCGGGCATAACTATTTCCAAATCCAACGGCTCCGACAAATCGTCCTGCCCTTTTATCATAATCACACCGACAGCGCCGCCGTACAACCTGCCCCAATACATACCGGCTGCAATCTTTTCGCGGATATGCGTCACCCGCTGCAGCCTGTTAAATTTATCAATGTATTCGGGCGCTATTGACGACTTAATATCAAACCATTTTCTTATAATATCGTCCGGGATCGTTGTCACAATGTTTTGCACTATCCAATTATCACGGTATAAACTTGTCAGCAGTTCATAATTCTGCGTTAACCGTGTCAATGGATAGTCGGTCGCCTGCGTTAAATCCATTGTACCAAATCCCAAACGGGCCGCCGGGTTGCTGAACGCGTCCTTTGCGGGCCGCATATTATTTCTTTTCCTTTTTCTGCTCATGCTGATATTCTCCAATTCGGGAGGTCATTAACTTTGTACCGCAGCGCGTCCGGGCCGTGATCGAGCGCCTTTATCGGTTCTTCTGATCCCCGCGCACTTGCCTGCGGGTTCCATGCGTAAGACTGCATTTCGTTTATTAACCCCTCGCAGCGTTTATGAACCATGATCTTTTTTCTATCAACCATGCTCCCGGTTTTGCGTATGCCGTCCAATACATCATTGTTCGCAGCTTTAACGTAATAACCACGCTGCTGCAGTTCGGTTATAAAACTTTTCGCCGACGGGTCGACTAATACCATACATTGTCGGGCGGGATCGTCGGTCATAAACAACCCCATGTCGTCAGCGTATTGCGCGTCGGTTTTGTTTGGTATGCCGCTGCGCTGCGCCTCTGCGCTTTTGCTGTCCCACCGGTATTCGTTATCAATCCATAATGTATTTCCGTCGTCCCATATATCCAAATAGACACAGGGGTTTGTCGTGCCATAGTCGCAGGCTATTGTCCGCGTCGCCGTGCTGTACAATGCAACCGGGCGCGTTTCATCATCGTATATATTGTCGTCGTCAAACATTGGATAAATGGCACCTTCCGCCATTTTCCACAATCCCAATATATAGCGCGAATAAAAGATACCCGCATACATTCGCCGGTATCTTTCTTTTACACGATCCGTCAGCGATAAATTGTCGTCCATAGTAAAATGCAGGTACAGCAACCGCATTTCTGCGCGTTTGTCAATCCACCCCATTTTGAACCAATGCCGGGGGCTGCCGGGGTTGCAGTTAAACCACAGCTTCGAACCGTCCACAGAACAACGGCCCGTCGCCTGCGACACAAATGATTCGGGCATCAATACAACCTCGTCAAACAAGCAACCCGCGAACGTGATTCCTTGAACTAAATCCTGCGAGGCTTCATCTTTACCACCAAACAAATAAAAGTCATTCGATACCCCGCCGCGTGTAATGGTTATATAATTGTCTGCCCTGTGCGGTATTACCTTATACCCGCGTGACGGCAGCATCTTGTTCAATGGCCTTAACACGTTTCGCCGCAGGCTGCCGATTGTTTTTCCGCATAAACCAAACTGTTCCCCGTCGAATGTGTGCATAGCCCACACAACAAACGAAAGGGAAAGGGAAACTGTTTTACCGCTACGGATTGCCCCGTCTGCAATAATACCGTCATAATCTTTCACCGGGCTTTTATCGTGCCACCACGACAAAACAGCTAACTGTTTGTCGGAAAATGTTTCAAACTTAAACGCTGCCGCCATCTTTCCACACTTCCCGCGCTATGCCGCCCAATGCGTCCATAAATCCGTCGTCCTGCTTTTCTTCTTCGGCCCCGCCGCTAATCGCTGCAGTTTTTGCCCGGATCAATTCAATCTCGGCCCTTTGCTTTTCAAGCTGCTCCGCGCTCATGTTTGCCCCGGCTAATTGGATAGCAAGGTCAACCGATTTCGCCCAATTCCTGCTCTTTGGGTCGGACAGGTTTTTAATGATACCGTTCATAATGATCTCAAGGCCGGTTATCTGTTTTCCGCTTTTGTCGGTAAAGGTATTTTCGAGCATGGCCTGCATGGCCTTGCGCATATCTGCTTTCTGCCTGCGCACCTCACCGCTGCGCTTGCCGCCCTTCTTTCCGTTCCTCGAGGCTTCTTCACGGTTTTGGTTGCTGTCGTATGGTTTTTTTAGATTCTGAATATTCGCCATATCTTTATAATGGCGCAGGGTTAATTATTACCTCATAGGCTAATGCTTTCACCAAATCATTCAGCGGGCATTCTTCGTCATACCTTGTGCTGTCGTCTAAATTGTACACGGCGACAAAACGTGTGTTCGGGTATGCCATTTTAAGACATACCAATGTCTCCCCGCTCCCCGTTGGCAAGTACACCACCGGCGGCAATTCTCCCAAATGCTTTTTATAGGCTGCCGATATTTGATTCATCAATTCAATAGGCAAGTGCCCGCTCGTTGCATCGAAATGCTGCGGGAACATCTTTTTTATCTCTGTCTGCGTGAACCATCTATTCGGCTTTAAATCGCCCTTTTCGCCTATATGCAGGGTTTCCACCCCTACGGCCTGCAGGGCTGCCGCCGCGTTGCCACAGCTAAAACATACAGCCCGCTGTCCGTCTATGTAATCTTTTATCACCTGCGCTCTGATCCTTTTGTGAGGAAACCGTAAAAATTCAACTTCCATCTTCTTCGTCGAAATTAAGCTGTGGGAAATAGTCCTTTATCTTTTTAGTGTCGCCCTTATAAAAGACAAGAACGTTCTGATGTGTTTTTACCACCTTGCGCGAAACCATGTTGCTATTCGCCCGCAGGGGTGCCGTGCCTGCAGGGTTTACCAAAATAATCTCGTTATAATAGGCAAACCCGATCTCCTTGAAGAGGTTTATGTTATCAGATACAAAACCCCTATAATTGCCCGTGCTTTTATCTCTGATCTCGCCGACCTTAATAACTAAAAATGTGTTGTCCCGCATCATGTCGTAACATTGTTCAAATATCCTGCGATACAATGCCATAAACTCATCATAGGTACCCAATGACGACAAATCATCATCGCTATATACTTCGAGGTCGTAATAGGGCGGTGAAGTGAAACACATATCAAATTCCCTGTCCGGGATAATATCAGAGATCTCGCTGCTGTCGCCGCAGTAATACATAACGTTGTCATACGGCTCCGTCTTTTCGTTATTTAGGTCAACTTGATCCTGTCGGATTTCACACGCGATATATTTATACCCTAACTCGCCCGCGACAACACCCTTTGTCTGTTCACCGCCAAATGGGTCAAGTATTTTGCCGCCATCAATGCAGAACCACTTATACATAACTTCAGCCAACACGGGGTCAAAATTACTCGTCCCCTCGTTTATGGCTGTTATCATGCCATCAGATATTCTTCCATACTCCCCGTCGCGGGTTTCGGACAGATCACCGGTCAGCTTTAACCATTCGCGCTTCCGTTCCTGCCAATAGCCTTGACGGGCATCTAACACACTAAAGGGCGGGACACCAAAATGCTTCTGCAGGTTGTTAGCGTATTTTTTGTCAAATGCGTAACTATCAACCTCTTCCAAATCAAGGTCGAACCCGTATTGTGACATATCAATATCAGCAATGTCGTTCAATTCCAACTCTAACAAATCGGGTATAAAATCCGTGTTCATTGTTAGTTTGTTGTGAACTAACGCGTAGGCCCTGCGCTGTTCGTCTGTTAAGTGATCCAACCGCACCACGGGCACCGGGGTAATTCCCAACTCTTTGCAGGCAATCAACCGCCCATGTCCCTCTATGATCTCGTTATTGTTCCATATCCCTATGGGATCGTTCATTCCGAATTCTTCGATTGATTTTTTAATCTGTTCAATCTGTTCGGCGCTGTGTTCCTTTGCGTTGCCCGCGTATGGTATTAAATCATCAACGGGCATATACTCAATTTTTAACTGCATTTCTGATTTCCCTTTTCATACTGCCGTAAAAAAATTCCGCTTTATTTATCTTAATCAGCACCCGCCCCGCCGTTTGCGGTACATGGTACCGTTTTATTCCGTTGTTTGGTTTTGGCGGTTGTTGGGCTGCTTTTCTTCTTTGTTCAGCCATTACCCGCGCAATAGCAATGTCCGCTGTCGGGTCGCTGTGATCTTTCATGACAATAAAAAAGCAAACCGGTTTCCCGGCCTGCTTCTGTTTTGGTTTTGCATTTATGGCTTTTACAGTTTAACACAGTTTTTTGTCCTGTGATTACCCCATTTATATTTTTTTGGAGATTTCATAGTAAAACCGCCGCCGCATTTGATAGTAAATATTTTTTCCACAGGGTATGCCCCATTCCTTTAATTGATAATAAGTCAGATTATAGCACGTTCCTTTTATGATCCATTTCCACAAATCACCGGCTGCATTTTTTGCGGTTGATTCAATCACTTCCACCTTGCGCCGTGTTTCGCTCTGCCGCATAGCTGTTTCCGACGTGCTGTCATACCCCCCGGAAGTTTGTACCCGATCCCCGTCGTATGTGATAGCCTTCCGGGTATCATATTCCATTTCAAGTTCAATAATCCACAGCGGGTATTGCCTGCAGTAATGTATTGCGGTCAGATAGGATTCCTTCGGAACATAATACCGGTTCTTTTCTGATAGTGTGCGCTCATTCGGCATTTTCTGCGTACCTCCAATAATCTTTACTGTTCCGTTTGCATTTGTTGCAGGGTAATTCCCACTCCTCTTTGTCGTTATAGGCGCACATACTGCAACCGTCTGCCATAGCCTGCTCAATAACCGCCTTTATAACCTTTAAAACATCATAGTCTGTCATCACTTGCTCTCCTGTTCCATGCTTTTGATGCGTTTTCTTCCGCTCCATCTTTTCCGCAACCTGCTTGCTGTATCGTACAACCGCACCCGTTGCAATGAATTGTACATATTTCGTGATAGATTCCCCACACCTTTCGTTTGTCGTGTTTGAACGTTATAGTGCAGTTTGGATACCCGTCCATTTTGTTTCCACAGAACGGGCACGGATTTAAATTGTATTCTTTCACTCTTCCCGCCTTTCTGCATGGGAACAAAAATCAGTTTCTTCCCTTGCATCGTCCCACTTATAGCACCACCACTCACGCTCCGATGGTATGCGGTTTTCTGTCCACCCGTAGTGTCTGCAATTCTTGCACCGCACAACCTCGACTGCATCGACCGATTGTACCGCCGAAAAATCAGCATCATTAACCGCCCCGGTGAATACATCTCCATCACTGTAAATAAGTACATTGATCGTACTGTTTCCCTTTGGCATATCCATACCCTTTAGTAATATGCTCATTCCTGTTCCCCCTTCATGCCCGTGCATGACACATCTTGCCGCCTTTCTGCATAAGCACAATAAAAATCAGCATCTGTATACATCTTTCCGATTGTTGCCTTGCATCGTCTGTTCGGGCATATTGACGAATGAATGTCAGAAAAATCCCAATACTTGCAATCATTGCACCTAATAATCTGCGGCTCTGCGGTTGGCAAATCCTTAAGCATTGCGGTTGCTAATGCCTTATCCCATTCGACTCCCCACAATCCTGTGTCGAGTACATCAATCGCCGCCTGTCTACTTATTGTATCGAGTTTTTTTTGCGTTTTACTCGATTCGTTTGAGTCAGCCATCTGTTTCCCCCTTATATGGTTTCGGTAAAGGCATCCATGCAAGCACTCTCCAGTATGCCCTTGCCCCTGTCAGTTCCCACCGTTTCAAGCGTTTCTGATACTTTGCGTATGTTACCCGCTCAGTCGCCCCATCATACGCAGTGACAGTATATGTTCCAGACTCCGCTGGAAACCTTCCACTGTTCCACGGAATCCATTGCGGTTCTGCGGTTGGCACTCTTTTCAGAACAGCTTCAGCCCATTCGACCTTATCGACATCGCAAGTATCCATATAAAACTCATCAATCGCCCTCTGTCTGTCAATAAGTTCCGCTTTCATACTTCCCCCTCATACGCTTTCGGTTTTTCCAAGGGCATCCACGCAATCGGTCTAACCATCATCGGATAGCCGTCCACGCCGTACCACCCATCACTGCCAAAAAAACCCTGTGTGACCCATCGTGTTTTAGATATGCGGTCTATGGCATCTTCGATTGTTTCTCCGTCCTTGCGGATAATCAAATCATGCCCCGCAATCGTGACCCATACAGCAACCCCTTCGACAGGCATCTGTTTACTGCACGGAATCCAGTCTTGTTCTGCTGGTGGCAATGCTTCAATTACATCAAACGCACTTCCTAACAGGCACGCTCCACACATTTCCGCTCTTTGCTTTTTGCTATAGGCACAAACAACATCGCACAGTTCATCGAGTGCATCGAGTACCGTTTGCCTGTCAATCGGGTCTATCATCTTTCACTCTCCTGTTCCCCCTTATAAGGCTTTGGTAATGGCATCCATGCGATAATGCGATGCCTCAGATATGTCCACCCTTGGTTTTCATCGTATGTTTCTTTGCAGAATCGGTATTCGTATGTATTTCTCATCGTTTCGTCCGTCACAATACATATCTGATTTTCTTCTGGGTATCGCTCACTGCACGGTATCCACCGCTGTTCTGGCTGTGTGGATGGCACGTTTTTAAGAACTTTATCGCCTAAAGGGCCTGTCCCATCCCATGCAAAAACACGTTCAAATGCTTTATTAATCGCATCAATCGCCGCCTGTCTGTCAATAAGTTCCGCTTTCATACTTCCCCCTCATACGCTTTCGGTTTTTCCAAGGGCATCCACGCAATCGGTCTAACCATCATCGGATAGCCGTCCACGCCG